ACATGTCGAACCCCTTTTAGGTTTGTAGGCCTATACTACAACACGTAGTTTGTAATTTCCACCCACAAGATCATAGCCCAACTTTTGCAGGAGGGTTCCAGTTTTGTCTGTACTTAGTCCGCTGGAAACACCTACGCAAATCTCAGCAACCTTGTGCGACGTCCCCCACTTCTCAAACGCGCGTAGTAGATCAAGACCTACCCGGGACCCACGATGTTCCGGGGCCACATACCACAGTGTGTCTGACGCCAGTCGGTCAGTGCCAAAGTAATGCTCGCTGATTGCTCCCAAGAACAACCCGACCAACTCGCCATCTACCTCAGCAACCTGCATAAAGTGGGTATCTGGATTTGTGCTGTAGTGGTACAACATTCTCCCAACCTTGTTGGTGTCATAATCGAAGTCACGATACACACTTTCTTGGTGCATCCGGTATCCGAGCTCGATTGATCCTTGAGCGTCACGGGGCTCCATAGGGCGGACAGAACTCATGGTAGTAACCTTTCGATGGTTTTGGGACCAACGATACCATCGGCAACCAGACCATTCGTGGCTTGCCACATTTTCACAATCTTGTCGGTGTTGGGTCCAAACACTCCGTCGGCGGCGAGCCCCAACCTACGCTGAATTTGCTTAACGGCATCGCCCCGACTACCCTTGCGGAGCGTGGCTATTACCGGTGAGCGAGAAGGAACGTCACCTGTGAGAGCTTGCATAGCAGTATTATATCTCCGCTGGCGATCTTCCAGTCCGATTGTACCGCCGTTTATGCGCCGTGTGACTTTCTCGACGTCACCTGTATCTGCAAGCTTGTTGAGGTTGTTCTTGCTCCAGAACCACAGCGCTGACGCCAAGGCACCTTCCTTTGTCTCCAGCCAGTCAGATGCCTCTTCCGGCGTCATGCCGTAGTCTTTGGCGAACGCCGTGACATTGCTTCGGCCAGTAAGCTGCTTCAATCCTTTTCCGCGGAACCGCCATCCGTCACCCGGCTGCGTATTCCCCAATGCACCGCGAGCGGAGCGGAACTCGTCCATGTAGACGTAGTTGGCAATTTTCTCTGGCTTGCGAGCATATTCAGCAGCGTTGCGCTTACCCACACCGAAGTAGCGACTGAAGACACGCTCCAGAGCATCTTGGGAATAGTTCAGGTTTTCCTGCAGGGCTGTGAAGTCTCGGCTCTCGTGGGCGCATTGACTGATAAACGACGCTACTCGCTCAGGAGTGTCGATACCATATACGGGCAAAGCTTTGTTGAGCTCTGTGCACCATACGTTGAGCTCCCTGTTTGTCGGGAGCATATCCGTGAGTTGGCGCAGTGTGAGTTTCATTTGGACACACCTTTGGTTTTCTCGAATGTCCGAAGACCGCCAAGACCCAACATGCCCATCAGAACAGGCAGCATAACGGAAGTGTCAGATTGTGGAATATCCCAACCAAGCCCAGATGCGATGGGGGAGATCAGGAAGTTTACCGCGAAGCCGCACACACAAATCCAACCAACTGCAGGGCGCCAACCGCCCCTAAATAAGCTATCAGATCCAGCCTCGACCTTGTTTACGTCCAGCTGAGCCTTGGCAATTTCTTGCACGTGGCGCTCGGACATCGTGGCGATCTCGTGAGCCAACCTGTTGCGCTCATCTGTGTCAGGGATAACCTTCTCCAGAAGCTCGGTCACGGGGGCAATCAGTTGTTTCAACATCCAGATATCCTTTTCTGGGTTACCGCATATCTACAGAACGCTCAATAAGGCTGCGGATGGCCTTAATATTCTCGTCCATGCGAGCAAGCGTCACGGCCTGCTCATTCATAATGCCCTCAACTTTCGTCAAGCGCGTATCGTTTCGGATAATATCCTCAGCGTTGTTTTGAATCCCGCTGTTCATACTCGCAACAAACCACACCAGAGCAACTGTTTGACCAACTATGGCCAGTATAAAAGTAACAGGTACTGATTTCGAAAGGTGCCATTCATCTCTTACCATTAGAATACGGAGCCTCCTGCTGGTGCTGGTCCCGTAATCGGCACAGAGACATCCTTCTGCTCGGGTTGTTTGGTGTCGCTCATATTACTATCCTCAGTTCGCCTGTTGCCGTCTTATATACATCATTTTCCGCAAGTCCACCAGCTACGGCTGCGGCGTTGTTGGCGAAAACAGAGAGTCCTGATAGATTCAGAGTATCTCCGCGCACCGGTCCCGGGTTCTGCTGCTGCTGCGCATATAGGGAAAACGCCCGCGTGACCTGCGCCATGTAAGATGCGTTGTACTCCGCCGGAGCCGCTGCAAAGAATGGTACTGTGACTGCCTGTGCCATTAGCGTTTCCCATCCGTACGCATATCTGCACGAGGTGTCCCGAGCCTCCACTGAGTATTCACGTCGTTCGACTCAACCCGCAATGACATTGACCTCCCTCGCAACCTGAAGAATAGCTGCTCGGTGTATTGTTGGACCGGCACAGTGGTGCTACGTGCTACGCCCCCTGAGTTTATCTGGTCAAACGCAGCTCCGGGAAAGTCTTTTGTGCTCACAGTGAAAGACACCGAAGGGGTGTCCGGCGAGTTCCTAAACGAGACGTCAGGGATCACCCTGCTCACAAACATAAATTGCTCTCCGTCACCTATATCTACGGCGCTGGACTCAATGTAGCTGTTTATCGCACTCGGTGGGTTTGTGCTGCCGTCAGATATACCGTTCTCGTGGAAGTATAGGTATCCATCTGTGGAAGCTGCAATCGGGAAACCTGACACGCCGCCCTCGTCCCACGCAGTGCGCGCCATAGTCCCATAGTACCATGTGTTTTCCACATAGTTAAACACGATATAGCTGTCGTTGGTTACACTACCAACCGACGGGTAGAACCACCAAACCTCGTTGAACTTGCTGTTGTTCGCAGCTGTGACTTTGCCGAGCTGATACAGGTTCATGTTTGCAAACACGTACTCTTTTATCGGACATGGGATAATCTGCACGTTACCATCGTAGCGGTAAAACACCCGATCACCCATCCAGTAGACGGCATCGCCAACAGCAACTGCGGAGTTCTGGGAAACAATCGACGTGTTTGTGGAAACCTCAGTCAAACCAAACGTAAACGGCGCACCGATAAACTGCATTGCTGAAACAGACTTATCCGTGAAAACGACGACTTGTTGCTTTGTCTGCACCGCCGCGATTATCTCTGAGCCCGTACCGATACGCAGCTCGCCAGCGGTGTTGTCTGCTCGGGTTTCCCAGTCAGTGAAAGACTCAGCATCTGAGAAGCGAATGATCAACGGGTCTAGGTTGCCCGGGTCACCCTCAGGGTCACAACCGAAGGCAATGACGTGGCGATCTCGTTCTGATACCAACACGATGTTGGCAGCTTCAGGTTGGTTGTTACCGCTGATAGATGTGATATTTACGGCACGGGTGCCAGAACCCACAGAAGAATCCCAGTAATAGATACCCCCGCCCCGCACGTTAGTGAGAAGGTCTTCCCCGAAGTTGTCCATGGACCACAAGCGCAGCTGTGTGCCGGGAATTGAGATATCGGCAGGTGAACTCCACGCACCGCGACTCCATACACCGGCGCCCCAACCACTGCCCAAAACAACAGAGTCCAGACCCGTGTTGATCTGGTAGGCCCCTACAACACTGGCGCCACCGTCCCCTGTGTCGGAACTATTTGCAGCGGTCGCGATCTCGATGGTGTATGTGTTCCGATCTACCAAGGACGTGACTTGCTGCTCTTGGTTCAACACATCCGCCGTTACAGCACCCCCGAGACTCGCGGCTCCAGAGAACGTGACGTAGTCGTTAAGAAAAACATCGTTGGTTGTGTCGGTGACAGTGAGTGTCGTAGATCCGTCAACTGCTGAGAATGTAACATCACCCGCCGCCGTTGTCTCTCGGATGGGTGTGATATCTACGGGCTGGTTACCTTCAGTAATGTACAGTTTCAGGTTAGTGCCAGCAGCGACGTATTTCGTAACAGTGAGCGTTGTCCACACATGCAGCTTACGACAAGCGCCAACCATTTCGCTGTGGGTAAAACGACTCCAACCACCAATAGACTCAGGGAATCCCATACGGAAACGCACCTTGTCGCCATCGCGCCAACCGCCTTCGTTGGTGTAGTCAGTGGTATCCCGCACAATACCGGGCCTAAATTGGAGTTTTGTCAAAGCCATTGTTCATCCAGACTTACTTTCGGCGACCCTGCCGTGTTGTATAAACTTGTACGCTTCGTCGGCGGTTACGACAAATGCCAAGATAGTTGATTTCCCCATAATAACAGCTTTGCACACCCGATGTCTACCGTCGAGCATACGTAGAGGCTTCTTGATGGGGTTTGGCATACCGGAGGCAACCAGTGCCGGTTGGTCCAAATTTGCCTGTGTGTATCTCCGAGAGCGCACATCTATTTCATCTGTGGGTTTGTAAGCAACCATATCTAAATCTATGGTGATAGGCTGATAGCCTTTCATCTTCACATAGCGGTATAGACTGAGACAGTCGATGTACGTTTCTTCTCCGAATACGCACCATTCTCCATCCATCACATGTATCATCGCAAGCGGTAACCAATGCTGATACGGTCGGTTTCGCTACCAACTGCGTGCCACAGGTAGGGGGGCTTGTCCGTGATATCAAACATACGAAGTGTGATCCCGGCATCATCGTAGTCGGTAACGATGTCCCCATCGTCCACATAGCGGAAGAAAGACTTACCGGCCTCTTTTGCCCAAGTTATGTAGAGTCTCTGGCAAGGCACATCGCTGTTCGTATGCCACCCCATAAAACCGGTAGGGGGATAGTGGAAAAAACCACTCGGCATTACTGATTTGTCTGGGAAAGCCTCTTGGATTATATGGGACATCTTTCTGCCGATACCCAAACCCTCAAAACTAACGAGGTTGTCACCTACCGACACTGCCCGGTCACCCTTGGAGGTGCTCACCAAAGCTTCCTCAGATACGTGTTTTTCCCAATCGGGAACGGTAATCGCCCCCACCATTTTTGTATTCCCCAAAATCTGAGGTAGATGCTTCACCACCACACGCTCCAACTCACTCTGGAGGGCCTCGCCTATGGATACTCTAAGACTCATGCCGAAACCACGCTGCGGTATTTTTCTTTGTAATCCACGAAAAGGCAGTTGGGCTCGATCATTGCGGCATCAACGAAGCAGTTGACCCCCGTGGCGTTGGGTAGGTCAGTCACATCCCGCAATATCTGCTTATCGGCCTCAATCCGGTCCATGGTGGCCCGATCACCCCGCGCAAACATTTGCATCTGCAGCCGATCCAGTTGCTCTAGGAGAGGTTCCCTAACGCTACGGAAGACTTCTGCCCACCAGAGCTTCACCAAATCCATATCAAACACTACGTCCGTTGGGTTGGTGTAGTCGTCAAACTCCAATTTATCGACGTGCGTTAGCATCGCCATACGCTCCGGAGGTGAGTTGGGGTCGTAGTTTTTGATCAAGTATGCCGCGTCGGGGGGTATTACACCCCCGGCTCGAAGCTGTGATACCTCCAAGTCGGACACAGTGAAGCACAGTTTGGGTGTGCCGACGGGCTTGTTGAAAAAAACAACACGCATTGTTTGCTCAATAAACCACGATAGATATGTAAGTTGGGTCAACCGAGGTTATGCCCCACCCTTGCGAAGTGTTGTTGTCGTTGCCGCCGAAGTGGGCGTACTCGTTATAGAGTAGCCGTGCATCAATGGTAAACCCGTCCGTATCCGTTGTCTTGACGTAGGCGTTGTAGTGATTGAAAGTCTGCGTCATGGACGTCGACGGGGTCTGTGAATCAACCCCCTTATCGACACTGCCGACAACTATACACCAGTTTGATGTGCCATCTCGGATAGAGCTATCGCAGGTGATGTTGTAGTTCCCAGTCCCTGTCTTAGAGAGTGTGAGGTTGAGAGCTTTTATTGTCGCCCCTGTTGCACCATTAAAGGTGATGAAGCCTCGGGCACGCCCCTGCAGAGCATCGAGAGTATTCAGCTGCGTCTGAATTGGCGAAGTGACCCCATCAACATAGTTCAGCTCAGCAGTGGTGGCTGTAACACCGTCCATGATGTTCAACTCAGCAGTGGTGGCTGTGATCCCATCGAGTGTCAGGTACTCTGGGTAGGAAATACCCAGTGCGTTCAAATTGGTAGCAAAGTTGAAATCTACCACGCTCCCAGTAAACCCATCCAAGGTGTTCAGCTCAGCAGTGGTGGCTGTGATACCATCCATGATGTTGATCTCAGAGGTCGTGGCCGTCACACCGTCCATGATGTTGATCTCAGCGGTCGTGGCCGTCACACCGTCCATGATGTTGATCTCAGCGGTCGTAGCCGTCACACCGTCCATGATGTTCAGCTCTGCAGCGGAGGCTGTGACAGTATTACCGCCGATAACCAAGGATCCGAGGTCAAATGTCGCAGTGAGGTCGACAACTGCCGCGCCACCACCACCACCATCGCAGTAGATGATTTTTGTTGTGCCGTTCAACACACTTACATTCGAGCCAGAACCCTGAGTGAACGTAGCTGTCTGCCCGCTGAGGTTCTTTATAATATAGATGTGTTGACCGTTGTTAGGGGTCACAGTGATAGTGTTTGGTCCTGAGGGTGAACCGCCGAGCACAAGTACCCTGTTTTGCCCATCTGACAATGTGCCATCTGTGGTTGGCAACGTGTGTGTTGTCCCCGCCAAAGAAATCGAGCCGACCCCGTTTGTGATCCGGTCGAGGATCGACATGTTGTCGTTTACGGTACTACCCCATGTGGCGGACTGCTCACCGTTCGCTGGAAGCTCAATGCCACCATTTGCTGTATACGTACTAGGCATCTGTCATCCTCATGCTGCTATTCTCGTCCATGTTGTTCCGGGATCCGGCGTTACCCTACCCCATACAAGGGCCCGACCAACTACACCGTCCGCAAAGACCCCAAGGGGTATTATTATAGTCGACCCCGTAGTTGATACGGAGTTTACCGCACTTGTACCAAAAACTCCAATGGTAACTACATCTATACCAATGGCAGTAGTCGGAACACCAATCGCAGTAGCAGCTTGGACCCCCGTAGCAGAGAATACCGCGGTGGCTTGGACTACAACAGAGCCAACGTCGCCCGTGGATGCCACTCCAGTTACGTCAACAATCGCCCCGGCAACAACAGCAGCAACAGAGCCAACGTCGCCCGTGGATGCCACTCCAGTTACGTCAACAATCGCCCCGGCAACAACAGCAGCAACAGAGCCAACGTCGCCCGTGGATGCCACTCCAGTTACG